GCAACTATTTTCACTGTTGATGCAACTGAGATACGGGCCTTGAGAGTTGATTATACCATAATTCGGGGAAACACAACCAGAACAGGAACTTACACCATAGTTGCTTCCACAGATGGTACCGGCGGTGATTTGGCAACAGGTGATACCGGTGCTGTACAAAATGCCAGTACAGGGGTGACATTTAGCACTGTGGAAACTGGCAGTGTGATCACATTTAGATATAGTTCTACATTATTGACCACCAGTGGCATACTGCGATATTCAGTGCAGCGATTGGGCTGATGTGGTACAAAACTTTTGATCAACGATTGCTAAGTTGGTCAACTCTGAGAAAGAATTGCTCCGGTCACACATTACAATCAGCTCTGATAGAAATTGATAATTGGTGGTCCTGTGCTCCATGGTCGCCCTATTATTTGCACTGGGATGATAGGCCAAAATGGCCCAATCCCTGGCAATTATTGGACGACAATATTTTTTGTGATGTTGCTTGTGGTCTGGGAATCATGTATACTTTAGTGCTGCTGAATAGAAAAGATTGCGAGGACTCAAGGTTGCTAGAAGCGAATGGCGATAATTTAGTTGTGGTTGGCAAAGAGAAATATATATTGAATTCCCGTAACAGAACCGTAGTAAATAGTAATCTCACTGTATCAAAAAATTCCAAATTTATCTGTTACAAAGAAATAAAAAAACAATTAGGGTTAGAGTGAATATGCAAAGAATATCAGTCAAAAAAAGAAACGGTAGATCTGAACCGTTGAGTTTGGAAAAGTGGCAAACACAGATAGCCAAAATTTGTAGTGGCATAGCTGATGTGAGCCAAAGCATGATAGAAATCAAAGCACAACCACATTTTTATGATGGAATAACCACTAGAGAAATTGACGAGATCACGCTCAGGGCCATAGTTGATTTGATTGACATTGATGCCAATCCCGAGGTCGGACATATCAACTATCAGTATGTGGCTGGCAAACAAAGATTGAGTATGTTGCGTAAAGATGTATTCGGATCATACAATCCTCCGCGATTATACGAAATAGTGCAAAAAAATATCAATATTGGTCTATATACTCCAGAATTACTGTCATGGTACAGCCAAGAAGACTGGAACAAAATGGACGAAATCATTGAACATGACAAAGATGAGCAATATACCTATGCAGCCATCGAACAATTGATTGAAAAATATCTGGTGAGAAATCGTTCCACTGGCATAATTTATGAAACACCTCAGGTCAGGTATATGATAGCAGCAGCCACAGTTTTCCATAAAGAAGAACCTCTCTCGGCCAGAATGAAATACATCAAGGAATACTACAATGCGGCCAGTGATGGACTATTCACTCTTGCTACCCCTGTGCTTGCTGGCCTGGGTACACCTACCAAACAATTTAGTAGTTGTGTGCTTATCCGCAGCGATGATGATCTTGACAGTATCTTTGCCAGTGGCGAAATGATGGCCAAGTATGCCAGTAAAAGAGCAGGTATTGGTTTGGAAATCGGCAGATTGCGGCCGTTGGGGTCACCGATCCGTGGCGGTGAAATCATGCATACTGGCATGATTCCCTTCTTGAAAAAATGGTTTGGCGATCTACGCAGTTGTAGCCAAGGGGGAATTCGCAACGCCAGCGCCACAGTGTTTTATCCAATTTGGCACTATCAATTTGATGATTTAATTGTACTAAAAAACAATCAAGGCACAGAAGAAACCCGTGTGCGACACATGGATTACGGTGTGGTATTGTCGGCTTTCTTTTGGCGTAGATTTCGCAATCAAGAAAATATAACCTTTTTTGACCCTAACGAAGTACCGGATCTCTACGAAGCCTTTTATCGTAATACAGAACTATTCGAAGAACTTTACCTCAAATATGAACAGGATCCCGCTAAACGCAAAAAAGTCATCAGCGCCGACGAAGTATTCCGTGGTGGTATACTAAAAGAACGCACCGATACTGGAAGAATTTACCTTGTCAACATTGACAATGTCATGAAGCAGGGACCATTTGACCCAGAATATCATACAATATATCAAAGTAATCTCTGTTTGGAAATCAATTTACCTACCCGACCATTTAAAAGACTAGATGACATTGAGGGCAGAATTGCATTATGTACACTAGGAAGTATAAATTGGGGAGTATTTAGAAATCCTGAGGATCTGAGAAGAGCCTGCAGAATTCTGGTTCGCAGTCTAAATAATATACTGGATTATCAAGATTATCTCAGTGTGCAGAGTAGACTCAGCAATGAAGAAATAAGACCATTGGGCATTGGTGTTACAAATTTGGCCTATTGGCATGCCCGCCGTGGACTGAAATATGGTTCTCCAGAAGCACTGGCCGAAATCAAAAGTTTCATGGAACATCAAGCCTATTATTGTGTAGAAGCCAGCGTAGAACTGGCTCAGGAGCGAGGTGCCTGTCTTGACAGTGCTAAGACCAGATATGGTCAGGGTGTATTTCCTTGGGAACTCAGAGCATCGGCTGTCAATGAACTTTGTGACTTTACTCCAGAACTGGATTGGGAAATTCTGCGTGAAAAATTACGCATCTATGGTATTAGAAATGCCACACTAATGGCAATCGCTCCAGTTGAAAGTTCCAGTGTGGTCATTAACAGTACCAATGGCATAGAATTGCCCATGAGTTTGATTTCTACTAAAGAAAGCAAAGCCGGGTCATTGACGCAGGTTGTGCCCGAATATCAAAAACTTAAAAATCGCTATCAGCTGATGTGGGATCAAACTGACTGTATTGATTACTTGAAAACCGCTGCCGTCTTGGCGGCCTATGTAGATCAAGGTATATCGGTTAATACATTTTACAACCCCGCTAATTATCCAGAACGAAAAGTACCTGTTACTGTAGTAGCTGCAAATCTTATGCAAGCACATCGTTGGGGTATAAAGGGAATCTATTATAGTTTAATTAACAAACAGGGATCTCGAGTCAACAGCCAACAACCAGCAGCAGTGGATTACTCATCTAACAGCTATACTATAACAATAGACATTGTCGAAGACGAAGAAGATTGTTTATCGTGTAAACTGTAATGAACCTGTTTGATAACCTAAGAAAAGACTTAATGGAAAAATATAATGTCAAAACAACAATATAATTTACAAACTAAAACAGATTATCTTTCGAGAAAAATGTTTCTCGATCCTCAAGGTCCAGTGACCATTCAGAGATTTGAGGAAGTCAAATATCGAAAAATATCTGATTTCGAAAATACTGCCAGGGGTTTCTTTTGGCAACCCGAAGAAATATCATTGACCAAAGATGCAGCCGATTTTAAAAATGCCAGTGATACTGTTCGTCATATCTTTACCAGCAACCTATTGCGTCAAACGGCATTAGACAGTTTACAAGGCCGTGGCCCCAGTCAGATCTTTACACCAGTTATCAGTTTGCCCGAGCTAGAAGCACTGGTCTATAATTGGACATTTTTTGAAACCAACATACACAGTCGTAGCTATAGTCATATAATTCGCAATATCTATAATGTGCCTAAGGAAGTATTCAATACTATTCATGACACTAGAGAAATTGTAGACATGGCAAGTAGTGTGGGGAAATATTACGATGATCTACACAGGTTAAATTCCCTAAAAGAAATTTCCGATCCTACAAAAGAAACAGTATTAGAATCAGAGCATATTAAAGCAATTTGGCTAGCACTTAATGCCAGTTATGCACTAGAAGCATTCCGTTTCATGGTCAGTTTTGCAACCAGTTTAGCCATGGTTGAAAACAAAATCTTTATCGGCAATGGCAATATTATCAGCTTAATTTTACAAGACGAGTTATTACACAAAGAATGGACTGCCTGGATAATCAATCAAGTTGTCAAAGAAGATTCGAGATTTCAAGCAGCAAAAATTCAATGCGAAAATGAAGTCTATGGCATGTATATGGATGTAATAAACGAAGAAAAAGCTTGGGCAGACTATTTGTTCCAAAAAGGACCTGTAATCGGCCTTAATTCGTCGGTGCTAAAGGATTTTATTGACTACACCGCAGCGGATTCGTTGAAACAGATCGGTATTAAATATCATTTACCGGCACCAAAAACCACGCCTATCCCTTGGTTCAATAAACATGTTTCAACAGATAAAAAACAAAGTGCACTGCAAGAAACAGAAAGCACTAATTATGTATTAGGCGTTTTGAGTGATCAATTAGATTATAATCGATTACCAGCTTTATAAAACAACAAGGAGAAAACATGACAGACACAATTATGTGGAGTAAGTACAATTGTAGCTATTGTGATCAAGCAAAGAAATTGCTGCAAGCACATGATATTAAATTTGAAGAAAGAAAAATCGGAGATGGTTGGACCAAAGAGGAACTTTTAGAAGCCATACCCACAGCACGGACAGTACCGCAGATTATTGTCAATGGTCAATACATCGGTGGATATACTGAACTCAGAACATTCCTTACTGAAAAAGCGGAGTAAACATGTTATTAAGAAAATCTCTCGAAGGATCTGTTGTTACACTAAAATTGACATCAGGTGAAGAACTAGTAGCAAGACTACAAGAAAAAACTGCCACTGGTTATCGTGTTGTTAAACCCATGGTTTTAACAATGGGTCCTAAGGGCATCGGTCTTATGCCTT